TTGAAGAGGACGCTTGAATGGGGACACCGAACGTCGTCGCCGATCGGGTGCTGGTCACATTCGGCAGCACCGCATCGACTGATCCTTATATCTTCACATCCGCTGTGGCGGGCTACCTGGCACCCGGTGCGGCTGGCGTGCCCAATGGCGCCCGCGTGGCCTACGTCGCCGTGAACAGCCAGACGGCACCGACGCTGTTCGAGGTCGGCGAAGGCGTGTTCACAGCGGCCACGTCGCAGATCACCCGCGCCACGATCCACCGCACGAATACCGGCGGCGCCACGACCGTCACCTGGGGCGCGGGGCCGAACTTCCTTTTTCTCGCCCCCTCCGCCGCCCGCCTGCCGGTGCTGGAGACGGATGGTCGCATGACGCTCACCGGCGGCCTGAACATAACCGGCGGTGGCGCCTCGGTAACGGGCAACGCCACCGTCACGGGCACCATGTTTGTCAACAGCGGCCTGACGGTGACCGGAGGCGGCGCCAGTGTCACGGGCAATGGCCTGGTGACCGGCAACATGACCGTCTCGGGGAACGTCATCACCTCGCCCGGCACCGGTCTCAACCAGGCCGTCGTCACCAACCAATTCTCTCCCACCTGGGGAACCACCGGCGCGATGGAGTTCCCCAGCGCCTTCAAGATGAAATGGGGCACAGGTTCCGTCACGAGCGGATCCGGCTCGGTGACGTACGCGGCCGCGTTCCCTGTCGCCACGCTGAACGTGCAGCTGACGATCTCGGCGGGCGGCAACTCCTCGACGCAGGACGCCCTGATACTGGGCGCGACAACCGCCGCTGGCTTTGCGGTCTGGGGCAGTTCCACGACAAACGTCGCGTTCAACTGGTTCGCCGTCGGCTACTGACTCCCCTGCCGGCGGGTGGCCGGCCCCGCAGCGTCGTGACGACGCCGCATCCCCTGGACGGAGGCTCTCATGCCAAACAACCTCACCGACTACGGCGAGAACCAGCTCCTCGTCTGGCAGCTCACCACCACCGCCATCACGCGGCCCACGGCCTGGTTTCTTGGCGTCGGCACCGGCAACACCGACATCACCCTCACTGGCGAGCCCAGCGGCAACGGCTATGCGCGCCAGGCGGTGGCGTTTACCGTGACGAACGACACGGCCACCAATTCCGGCGCCATCACCTTTGGCCCAAACACCACGAGCAACTGGGGCACGATGGCGAGCGTGGCGATCTTCGACGCGGCCAGCGGCGGTAACTGCCTGTGGGCTGGCGCGCTCACGGACGCCAAGGCGATCGCGGTGGGTGACTCGCTCACCATCGCGGCCGGTGCGCTCACCGTCTCGCTGGCCTGAGCCTAGGAGGCCGCTGCCATGGCGAACATCAAGATCAGCGATCTTTCGGCCGCGTCCTCCGTCGCGGCCGGCGATCTGTTCGAGGTGTCGCAGGGCAGCGGCACGCTTACCTCGCGCAAGGCCACCGGCACGCAGGTGCAGTCCTTTGTGCTGAGCAGCTACGCGGGCGGCTCCTCCATCGTCACCGTTGGCACGGTGGGCACTGGGACGTGGCAGGGCACGGCGATCGCCGTCACCCATGGCGGCACCGGCGCCACGGACGCGGCCGCCGCGCGCACCAATCTGGGTTTGGGCACCGCCGCCACGATGACCGGGCCGAGCGGCACGATCGTCGGCACCACGGATACCCAGTCGCTCTCGAACAAGACGCTCGCTGCGCCGACCGTCACCGACTACAGCGAGAGCGTGGTGACGGCCAACACCACCACGGCCTACACGATCAGCCTGACCTCTGGGACCGTCCAAAACCTCACGCTCACCGGCAACTGCACCTTCACGTTCCCCACCGCGACGGCGGGCAAGAGCTTCCTGCTGGTGCTGAAGCAGGACGCCACGGGCAGCCGAACGGCAACCTGGCCCGCCGCTGTGAAGTGGCCTGCCAGCACCGCGCCGACCATCACCGCGACGGCCAACAAGGCCGATTTGTATGCGTTCACATCGGATGGCACGAATTGGTTCGGTCGCACGCTCGGCCAGAACTATCTGTGAGGGCAAACATGTTTGCTGCTGACCTTGGAGTTGCCACGACCGCGACCGCGCCTGCGCCGGTCATTACGCAATATTTTAGCCCTACTATTTACAGTGGTAACGGCTCTACTCAAAAAATTGTCAACAATATCAACCTATCCTCTTTTGGTGGCATGGTTTGGCAGAAGAAACGGACGGAAATCATCGGGTATAACAACAACCATGTAATCTTTGATACTGCAAGAAATTTGAATTCTGCGCTGTTTCCTGATTTGTATAACGTGGAATCCAATCCTGGGAGCAACACGTTCATATCATGGAATTCAGATGGCTTTACTATGGGCGCAGGCTCGTCGCGCCTTAATCAGTTGGGAGAAACTTATATTTCCTGGACTTTCCGTAAGGCGGCGGGATTTTTTGATGTTGTCACCTATACAGGAGCCGGGAACAGTCAAACGATAGCGCATAGTTTAGGCGCTATACCACGAATGATAATTTTTAAGCAGAGAAATCAGTCGACCACTGTATGGGCAGTTTATCATCAGGCGCTTGGCACTGCACTGCATCTGCCGCTAAATCTTGCGGCCGGCACGGCCGCTTTTCCGTTGCTTACGGCAACACCTAATGCGTCAAATTTTACGCTTGCTTCGTTCGAAAATCGCTGCAATCAATCGGGAGTCAATTATGTGGCTTATTTATTTGGATCATTGGCGAGCGGCAGCGCAGTCGGCAGCTACACGGGCAATGGCAGCACCCTAAGTGTTGATTGTGGCTTTGCGGCTGGTGCGCGATTTCTGTTAATCAAACGCAGCAACTCCAGCACCAACTGGTATATTTGGGATACGGCGCGAGGGATTGCGTCTGGTAATGACCCACATTTGATTGCCAATACAAATGCTCTGGAGGCGTCTACGGATAGCATTGGCCCAAATGCTGTAGGATTTAATGTAATTCAGAACGCCACCACAAATATAAATGTATCAGGCGCACCATACGTATATCTTGCCATAGCGTAGAGAGGCTGCACATGCTCATTCGCCTGCGCGACACCGGCGCCGTCATTACCGATTACGAGTTCCGAGCGGCCAATCCCAACACCAGCTTCCCATCCGTGCTGTCGGCGGAACTGCTGGACGGCTTCGGCGCTGATCCTGTGCTGGATGGCCCGCAGGCGGTGACGACAAACCGCTATCAATATTCCATGCGCGATGGCGTGGAGCAGATCGACGGCCAGTGGTTCACGCGCTACGTCCTTGGGCCGATCTTCTCGGATTACACCGACGCCGAGGGCGTTTTGCACACGGCAGCCGAGCAGGAGGCCGCCTATCGCGCGGCCAAGGACGCCGAGATGCGCTGCGGCATGTCTGTGACCCCGCTGCAAATCCGTCGCGCGCTGCTTCGGGCTGGTCTGCTTGACGACGTGACGGCCTTTGTGGAGGCGGCCGATCTCGAAACCCGCATGGCCTGGGAATACGCGGTGCAGATCGACCGCGGCAACGCGCTGATCTCCGCCGCCGCTGCCAGCATCGGCGCGACCGACGCGGACGTTGACGAGCTGTTCCGCCTCGCGGCGACGCTCTAGTCAGGAGGCCCGGCCGTGGCGTTCGATGGCGTCCGCATAACAGAGGCCGGCGACTACCGCGTTACAGAGACGGCGGACGATCTCCGCATCACCGAAGCCTTCAACGGCGCGGTGGCGGCTGCGGCGGCGTTGTCCGGTGCGGGTGCGCTGGCGGCTGCGGTGGGTGCCGGCCGGGCAACCACCGCCACGCTTGACGCTTCCGGCTCGCTTGCTGCAGCGGCCGGCATCCCGCGGCTTGGCGCGGCGGTGCTGGACGCCATCGGCACGCAGACAGCCGCCGCAACGGCAACTCGCGCCGCCTCTGCCAGCCTCTCCGCCGCCGGTGCGCTCACTGCCGCCGCGGATCGCAGCCGGGCCGCTGCTGCCACACTGGACAGCGCCGGCACGCTTGCCTGCACAGCGCAGACAACCGCGTCGGCCACTGCCACGCTTGCCAGCTCGGGCTCGCTGGCGGCGGCTGGCGCGCGCACGCGGGCCGCTGCGGCGGCGCTGGACGGCGCCGGTGCGCTTCTCGGCGCCGCTGCGGCCAGCCGAGATACATCGGCGGCGCTCACCGCGTCCGGCACACTGGCCGGCACTGCGGATCGCTCCCGCGCCGCCATTGCCGCCTTGGATGCAGCCGGGGACCTAGCCGGGGCGGCCACATCGTCCAGGGCCACAAGCGCCGCGCTGTCCGGCTCCGGCACGCTCACCGCTGCTGCCATTGCCGGCGACGTTGGCGCGAACCTCACCGCGGCCGGTGCGCTGGCTGTCTCCGCTACGGTGGCCCGCGCTGGTTCTGCGGTGCTGGACGCCGCTGGCAGCGTCTCGGCGTCTGCAGGCGTCACAAAGGTCGCCTCGTCCGGCCTCAGCGCGGCCGGCTTGCTGGCTGCGACGGCCCAGCGCACGGACACCACCAGCGCCGGGCTGACGGCCGCCGGCGCCATGGTTGCCACCGCAACGCGCCAGCGCGCCGCGTCGGCTGCGCTGTCCAGCGTGGGCACGCTTGCGGCTGCTGTGGCGCGTGCCGCCGGTGCCGCGGCGTCCCTAGCGGCCAGCGCGACGCTCACGGCCGGCGCGACGCGCACAACTGGCGTCTCGGCGGTGCTGGCTGGCTCCGGTGCGATTGTGTGCACCGCCAGCACACGCGGGAACATCGTGATCGCCTCCGCGACGGTGGCGCCCACGCTGGCGGCGGATCTTGCGCTGTCGCGGCCTCTCTCGGCTGCGGCGGCACTCTCTCGGCCGATATCGGCCGGCGTGACGGTGGAGGGTAGGACACTGTGAGCACCACCTATTTCTGGCCCGGCGAGACGGTGCGCGTGCGCGTGACGTTTGCCGACGAGGATGGCCAGCCAACCGCCGTCACCGGCGTCGCCATGTCCTACCGCGCGCCAGGTGCCACCACGCCGACAAGTATAGCGGCCGGCTCGATCGTCGCCGATGGCACCGGCATCTACTACACGGACCTGCCGCTGCCCACGGCCGGAGACTGGGCGGTGCGCGCCACCTGCGCCACGCCCACGGCGTCAGCCGTCGAGATCGGGTTCAGCGTGCTGCCGTCAGCGGTGCTGGCGTGAGCGCGGAACCGGAAGCGATCTGCCTGTCGCCGGAGCAGCTTCGGACGCTCCTGGAAGACGCAGGTGAACAGGGGGCCAAACGCACTTTGGCCCGGCTGGGGCTCGAAGACGAGAAAGCCGTGCAAGATCTTCGTGAGGTGCGCGACGTCCTATCCGCATGGCGCAGCGCCCGCCGCATCGCGCTTGAGACAATTGTTCGCACACTGACAATCGGTTTTCTGGCGGTGCTCGCCGCCGGGTTCGCATTCAATTGGTTTGGCGACGGCAAACGCCACTGACAGGAGAGACACATGCAAGACGTGGCAATCGGGCTGCTGCGGCACGCGCTCCAGCTCATCGGCGGCGTGCTGATCGCGCGCGGTGTGGTGGATGGGCCGGGCTGGGATCTGGTGGCCGGAGCGGCGACTTCGGCGGCGACTGCGGGGTGGTATCTCTGGGGGCGGCGCAGCACCTAGGTGCGCGGCGGCGGATCGTCGCGGAGCATGGCTTGGTGCGCAGCTACGCGGCGCTGCAGCCACTCGGCTACAGCGTCGGGCACGCGGTAGTTGCGCGTTCCCCAATTGCGCACGCGGTCGATCGGCTGGCCCAGCTGGCGCGCCAGTTCCGGGCGCGACCAGCCGAGGGTGTCCAGCGCGGCGGCGTACTCGGTGGGGGTCATGCGCGCTTGATCGGCGGCTGCGGGACGATTCGGCTCATTGTCGTGTTTCCCGTGTCTGCGGTGGGTGGGGGTCTTCAGCTAAGGATCTGGCTGATATGGCCGCGCCGCTTGTCCCAAATGGAGACTTGGATGCCGATGCCATCGATGTCGCGGCCCCGGTAAACATCCTCTGCGGCAGAGAACACGTCCTGCGCTGTCGCGTAGGTGTTTTCCATCCACGCCGCGCGATCCTCAAAAAAGTCGGCGACGTTATAACCGGCGGGGGCGTCAGGAAGCGTGTCGCCCGCGGCGTTGATCCAAGTGATCGATATATGGAAGTCGGTCATCTTAGTCTCTCCTGTGGGTGTAGTGGTGAGGGCCGAAGCCCCCGAGGGGGTTAGGCGGTCCACTCGGGAAGGGGCGCGGACCAGATGCCAACCTGTGCGTCAGCGTCATCGACCCAGATTTTCACGCAGTCGAAGCTGGGCAGCTTGGCGAGATGCTTGGCTGCGCGGAGAGCAGCGGCCTTGTTCGTGTAGGAGATGAACGGCGGGTCCATCGTGCCGTCTGTCCGTTCCATGCTGAGGCTGTAAGTCTTAAGCATGTCCGTATCTCCCTTGCTGGTGACGCCCTTATAGCGTCACAGCAATGCCCGGTCAACGCAGAAAATGCGTCACGCTCAAACTTTCTGAGGTCCGAATGCTCACACCCCGTGACATGCAGCGCCTTGCTGGCGTCCATCCCGATCTGGTGCGCGTGATCTCGCGCGCGCGTGCGTCGGCGGATTTCATCGTGACGGAGGGCCTGCGCACCGAGGCCCGTCAGCGTCAGCTTGTCGCGGCCGGTGCCTCGCAAACCATGCACTCGCGCCACCTGACGGGTCATGCCGTCGATCTGGCGGCGCTGGTGGATGGCGCGGTGCGGTGGGACTGGCCGCTTTATGACCGGCTGGCGCTGGTGGTGAAGCGCGCGGCGGTGGAGGAGGAGGTTGCCATCGTGTGGGGTGGCGACTGGCCGAAATTTCGCGACGGGCCGCATTTCGAGCTGGATCGGCGGCGGTATCCGTAGGCTGGATTGTCGAACAGCAGGCGAACAAGAACGCGGCAATCAGGATTTTTCCCGCCGCAAGGCGTTGTTATTTCGCGGAATGTTTGTCCAGTTCAGCAAGCGATAAGCGTTTCAAGTCAATCACTTGCGAGGCGTTTTCCGGCGTTTTCCTGCGGCAGTTTCCAGCCGCAGGATTGCCGCCTGGGCAAGCACCTTTTGCTGTGCGCTGGCCGTGTAGAGCTGCACCATGGCAAGGGATCGGTGGCCGGTTATGGCAGCGATCTCGTGCGTGGTGCAGCCTGCGTCGGCCAGTTCGGCAGCGGCCAGTTTTCTCAGTCCGTGGATGTTCAACCCGTCTCGCAAGCCGATCTTCGGCAGGGCGGCTTGCAGCGTGTGGGTAAGGTGGTTCGCCTTCCACGGCTGGCCGCGCTCGCTGGTGAGAATGTGTGTAGACGTGCGTTCTGCGCGCCATGTCGCAAGCTCGCCGCGTAGCGTGGGGTGGAATGGAATGAGGAGCGCCGCGTCCGTTTTCTGCTGGCGCACGCGGATGCCTTCAGCCTCCACGTCGTGCCACGTCATCGCGATTAGATCGCCGCGCCTCTGGCCGGTATAACGCGCCAGGATCACGGCCCGGCGCAAGGGCTCCGGTAGAGATGCGATGGCATGATCCGCCTCAGCCTTCGTCCATGCGGCCAAGTGGCCTCCGGGCAGCGCGCGAACTCGATCAACAGGCGAGTGATCCACCCATTCCCGGTTCCTGGCCCAATTGAACAGCGTCACGGAAACCCGCATGAACACATTGGCGGCTCCGGCGCCTGATGTAGCAGCGATGGCGTCGCGCGCGTCCAGTAGATCGCGGCGTTTCATCTCGCGCGCTGGCACTTCGGCGTAATCTTCCAAGTGGCGCAGGTAATAGTTGTAATTGCGCCTCGTGCTGTCTCGCAGGCCAATCCAATCCTGTGACTGGCGATACGCCACGATCAACGCGCCCATAGTATCAGGCGCCTGCTGGCGCTGCGCAGGCTTGTTGCGCTGATATCGGTATTCTTTGACGCTGCCGTCAGCGAGCATGCGCCGAACGATTTTCAAGCCGGGCTCTGAGCGTGGCACGGGCCATCTCCTTCGCGGTATCGGTAGCCGATGCGGCGGCCTGGCCAAACATGGCATCAATGCGCAGCCGGTCAAAACGCGGCGATCTCGGGCCTAGGTGCAGCGACGGCGGCGGCAAGAGGCCGCGTCGCACCAGCCGAGGCACGTGATCCACGCGGCACGATACGTATGCCGCCACCTGTTCTGGGCCAAGCCAACGGGGCAGGGCGTCGCTCATTCCTTCCTCACCGTTTCGTGATGCGTTAACCCCGCCAGCACCCGCGCTGCCGTGGCGCGCAACTCCTGCCATTCCTGGCGGATGTGGCGGTTCTTCACGGTGATCGGCGGCTCGTGCAGCCTCTCGATCTGCTCGCACAAAGCCTCAACCGCGGCCTCAGCGTAGCCGGCGCGCTGTGCGTAGGCGGCTATGAGGCGGATGGCGTCGTGGAGGGCGTCAGGCTTCGGCACCATTTTGCCGGCGTCGGCAATATGGTCACTCATCCGCCACCGCGCGGGGCTGGTGTTCGCCGTTCAGTTTGTCGGCGTATGCCTGCGCATGTTCTCGGCGCGCAAAGATGTACACGCCACCTTGTGCAGTGCCGGCGGCTTCACAGGTGCCGCGCTTGACGTAGTACCGCCCCTTTGCCCAAACGCCCGGTTTCCATCGAGCCTCGCACGTCGCGCGCTCACTGGCCATGGGGCGGCTCCGCGATGACCATTTTGCTGACCTCGGCAATATGGTCCACCTCCACCGCGCTGGCCCGGACTGCGGCGAGGGCGTTGTTCCAGCCAACCTCCACCCCCTGTTGATACGCAGACAAATCATCGTCTCCCCGCTTGTTCCCCGGCACCTCCCGCAGCACCAGTCCCCCGGCGTCGTGGCACGCGCGGATGGCGGCGCGGGCAAGGCATCGGGCAACGCGGCCCGGCATCTGGATGCCCATGTGCTCGGCTTCATAGGCCATTCTATCGGCCATCGCCTCCGCAATGTCGG